TGCAGTTCATAAGGAGTTATTTAATGATTGTAAAAATATGTAAGATGCATGGTGAATTAACAAAAGAACAAGTGATGAAATCAGGAACAACACCTAAAGGTACAATTCAATTTAGATGTAAAGAATGCAATAAAGCAGCTCAAAGAAAACATAGGAATAATGATCCAGAAGCATTTCTTATATGGCAAAGGAATTATCAAAAAGATAACTATGATTCTAAATTGAGATGGAATAGATTAAAAAGCGTATTTGGAGTTAATAAAGAACAATATGATGCAATGTTAACTTCACAAAATCATGTATGTGCTATTTGCAAAGAACCAGAAAGATTAAAATCAAAAATTGGAAGAAGACGACATGAATTTTTATGCATTGACCATTGTCATGATACAGGAAAAATAAGAGGTCTATTGTGTAGAAAATGTAATGGAGCATTGGGCGGATTCAAAGATTCAATTTCAATGCTTGAATCCGCTATAAAATACTTAGAACTATTTATCTGATTTTTTATCAATAGGTGTGTGATGCTTATGGATGTCTGCAAGCACAGAAGCGATTGTGCGCGAGAAGTCTTTCTCGGCCTTATCAGCGTCAAGAAGTAGTTTCCCGTGGTCAATTTTTATTTTCTGTTCTTCCATTCCCATCTTCGATTGCATTTGCTGCGCTTTCAGAATCATTTCAGCTTGATCAAGCATGTGTTTCTCTTTGCGAATTTGAAGTTCTTCTGCTCTCTCCATGAGGGCTTGCTCTTCAAGGTGCATTTTCTGCTCGTTCATCTTCATTTGTTGCTGTTGCTGCATCATTTGCTGTTGCATCATCATTTCTTGAGGATTAGGTTTAGGTGGTGGTGGTGGCTTTCCTTCCTCTTTGGCTATAATTTCAGGTGGTACAAGCGATTTAAACCGTTCAGCAATTTGAGGCATATATTGCACGTCAAGATTCTTAGCCCATAAATCAGCCACAAGCGGGAAAGTTTGAGGAGCAGCTTGTAACGTTTGCTGGAAGAATTCGAGCGCAATATCCTTCTGAACCGCAAAGCTTGGCCCGGTGTCAATCTCAATATCATAATCGCCAGAATCAAGTACGTTCTCTCGGATTGGGTTGCCATCCTCATCATCTCCAACGACTTTGTTTAATACGATTGAATCGGTGCGACCATCCGCTTTAGAGATAACCATAGGACGCTCAAATTCACCTGCAATCACTGGCAATAGGTCAAGTACAACCCGTCCACCTTGTTCTAATGCTTGATTGAGGTTGTCAAACCATACATAAGCAGACATGGAACCTTCCATTTTCCGCTCTCTACGCGCTTTTCCTGATATGTCCTTACCTTGGAGTGCCTCATTCTCTGAAAACCCGAGAATCTCGCGTATATCTTGGCTTCCGCGTTGGTATTGTGCGAGTAATGACGGTGAAATTTCCCAAGGCGACATTTTTGTGGGCATTTGTCCGGTCTTTGGGTCTGGTTTTGCGACCAAAATACCATTTTGTAGCTCAGGATTACGCCACATTTGTTCATTGCCTTGGATATTATCCGGTGTGCCAATCCATTGTTCACGTCTACGGTTCTTCACTTCCGCTGCAATTTCAGAGCCTACATAGTTGACAAACTTCTGGGCGTCTTTGGCTTCATGAATGAATGAACGGGTGTATTGTTGTCCGTCAATAAAGTTTGAATCACCATCAACGAAAATAAGAGGCAAATATTTAGATGGCCAGTCATTGAACTTGATAATTTGGTTTTGCGTAAGCATGTATTGGCGAATCTTAAAGTCCTTGCTCATACGCTCCGCATGAACTTCTGGAATGCTTTTGCGTATCATGTCGCCTACCACTTGCGAACTATCAGCCAGAGCCTTTTTAAACTCCAACTCTTTGCGCATGTCTTCCCATTCTTCCTCGGTTACTGTACTTCCATCTGTTAAGAGCAGTACTTTAATGGGGAACCATTCTTTACGTGAGTACTTGCATACAACGATGGAATCGCGCGTTTCCCATTGGAAGTCGAGTAATGAACGCGGATCGGAGTAGCTAATAGGGTTAAGAACATGAGGATATGTCGCATAGAATTCTTCCTTCTTGTAAACAAATTGCCTTGAACAAAAGTTTCCATCTCCTTTGTGGGGCTTTAATGCCGTAGGGTCGAACGCTGTGCGTGTCACATCGGGGATAATGTCATAACGAATTACCTGATTAAATGAGCGTGGGCTTTCATATTCGAGTAAGATTTCAAAGGCACCGTGACCCATCATTAAGGCTTGCTTAAATGCTGTTTGGTACACTAAATCGTTTTGTGATTGGTAAGAGATGGTACGCACCAAATCCGCACGTAAATTGATTTGGTCTTGTGACGCATTGCCAATTATAGAACGCACCATCAAATCAGGTTTGTTCTTGCGCTGCTCGCCTAGAATCTTTTTAATCGGGTCATACAGTTTGTTAAATACCATCGGTGGTTTAAACAATCTGCTAAATTCGGAACGTTCGACTGCCGACCATTGGTCACGCAATACGAAGTTCATATCATCTTTTCCGCGTACTTGGTTCTCACCAAAGTAGCCATCCCATTGCACCATGTCTTCACGTGCTTTGGTTAATACTTCTGCTTCGTCTATCCCTGCATCGTACAGGGCAGCTTGTAATTCTTCGTTAATGGAGTCAATTTCTTCGACTTCAAGTTGATCAGCAATGATTTCCATGCTTTACCCCGTCCGTTGGGTTAAACAATTAAATCGTGACTTCAACAAATCTATGTCAAAGTCACGTTTTAAACTCTTATAGTCGCTTCATCCTGAAACGACTTTGCAGTTAAGCTGCTTCTTGCTGCTCTTCTGCTTCTGCTACTGGCGCAACTGGTTCTTCATATTTAACCCAATCATCACCTTCAAAATCTGCGATTGAGAATATGAAATTTCCAGCATTAGGGTTAGGACGAGTAACGATTTTCCATACATAGTCCATATCAGGAAGGACTTTCAAATACCCTTCACTATCAGCCCATGCAGTACGTCTCATAGCATCACCTGCTTTCAATTGCGCTAAAGCTTCTAAAAATAACATCCTTATTTCTCCTTTTTGGTTTATGGTAAAACGGTTAATTGGCAAGAGCCGTTTGTAAATACTGGCTTGTATGTTTGGTGACCATCCGAAGCCACACAAAAAACAAAATCAGTCGCTAACAAAATGTTGTTTGAAGTTTTCAAGTAATTATCTAAGAACCCAGCAGCAGCAACTTGCGAAAGGGTATTGTTTGGTGCGTACAAGCGACCCAAACGTGGAATCACTTCGTTATTTTCACCAGAAAAGTTTAATAGTAACGTCACTACGGCTTGAATTGTCATTTTGGATCTCCTTATCTATCGGCTAGGCGAAGCATCACATCATGTAATGCCTTATTATTTTTGAGCTTATGAAAAGCAATCTCGTAATGACGCTTGCATTCCCTACACATTTTGTCATCTTTTTGTTGGTTATAGAACCTACCACATCCTGTACACTTCTTCATTTACTTACAATCCTTAACGGTATCACGTTGTTTTCGTAATGAACTACCTTCTTGGGCTTGTTATTTAGCATGTCTGTAATGTCGCGCAGTTCTTTCAAACACTCCAAACATTTATTCGCTAACATCTTCTTACCGTACTTCCCACAATATAGACATCTAGTTGAACACATGTATTAACCTTGTCTCACTTTACCCCGGTTAGTAATAATATACCGACCATGATCAGCACCACCCAAATAAATTTGTCGCGTTTCTTCTTCTCTGAGTCGCTTATTTCGTGCCAATTCTGCTTCCCGAGCTTCTAATCGTTCCGTGTATTCCCTGAGTTCCCTTAGTGTCGAGTCGCGCTCTTCTTGTTCTTTTCGTTCTTTTTCACGCCTAATCTCATACTCTTTTTGCCGTAACTCTTGCTCAAGCGCATACTTTTCTCGCTCTTGCTGGCGAATAATGCGTTGTTCATAAGCGTTTTGTCGGTGTTCGTAATATTCAGCGGAACATTCGGTGCCACTACTTACCAATTGTGAGTATGAGTGACAGCTATTGATAGTGGTAAGCTTATCAATGTTCAACTTCCCTGTTTCTAAATCTTTGTACCTGTAGTCAAACAAGTACTCGTGATGTGCGCTAATTTAAAATATCCTCATAACCGGATTAAACATATTTTCGTGCTTATGAGTACCGAACTTGTCTTGCGTTACTTGGTCGCTCGCAATCTCTAAACACCCGTAACC